CCCTTGACGTACTGACGAGCAGTATCGCCCATTGCGGTTACTTCGAGTTCCTCAAACGCCATGTTGAGGGTTGCGGCGGTGACGAGATCGCTGAAATCCACAGTATCGATCTTGACCCCTACCTTGTTATTCAGCGTGATCGCCATTGGGTTCTTCCTTCTTCTTGGGTTTTGCTACTGCTTTGGGTTTTTCGATCTGGCCAATCTTGACCAGAAATCTAGTGCGCTTGTCCATGTCTAACTCCAACTCGATAGGATCGAGACTCGAACATCACAAGCCAAGAAATCGCCCGATGAGGCATTCATGACGGCTGGTGACGAGACTTCGCCGATGGTGTACTTGACTGTTGAGGCTGCCAACTTGCTGAACAGTTCCAGAATGTAATCTTCCATGCCGTTCAGGTTGCCTTGATTGTCGAACAGAGGTTTGATAAGCGTAATCTTGAAATTGACCAAAGGCGCAACGGTTATGTAGCCGTCATTGCTTGGCACGATATACGGATCGTCCGGGCTGATTACGCATGAGTTGGCAATCGGTGTGGCCGGAGGAAAGGAAAACACAGACCACACCGATGCGCTTGCTAGTGCGGTTGCTAGCGTTCCTCGTAGGGTTGTGATCGCGCTCATCCTACGAGACCGCCGGGGTGAAGATAATCAGCGATAAGGCCACGAACTCGGGCCATGAGCGTATTGCCCATTCGATAGGGTGAAGGCTGGAAATCTGGACTTATACCACCGGTGGCCGACATCTGCCGGGCTTGCCATATATCGACTGCAATCATCATGGCTGCTTCACGGACTTGTGGCAGGGTTGCGTAATCAATGCTGGTAGATCCGAAGACTCGGCCATAAGGCGCAATGCTGTGCTTCTCGCGAGTCGTAATCTGAGCATTGACGAATTCTAAGTAATGCTCGCCGTTATTCTTGACGGCTGTGATGGTCTTGCTGCCGTTGTAATGCTGGCGCACGTTTTCAATGGTGACTACATCGCCAACCACGAATTGTTGGACATTCTCGGCGATGTAGATACGGCCGGTCGTGTCTTGGGATGAGATAGCAACCACAGTCTGCTCGTTGAACCACAATTTCTCTTTGAGTAGGTTTTCGGCTGACTGGCAAACTTCCTCGACTACTGCATCGGTGTAGAGAGTGCCAATGCCAAGGTTGGTGCGCAACTCGGCAACTGTGACGTATGTTGCTGGCATTTCAATCCTCTCTATTAGGGGTGACCCCGGCCGAGCCTCGAACCGGGGTCACGATTACTGAATGGGTTATGCAACCATCCACTTGTACGCGCCTGCTGCTACCTTGGTCGCAATTGCGCCATAGCCATAGAGTGCGACATTGACTGATCCGGTTGAGATTACGTTGGACTCAAGACGGAAAGTGCCGGACTCGTACCATGTGTACGATTCTGGGTTCACGACAACGATTGTGCCGTCTCCAGTTCCGGAAAGTGAGCGTGAGACGTACAGGTTCAAGCCATGAACGTTTCCACGGACACCGGATGGGGTCAGGTTACCGGAAGCATTCTGCGGATTGATTGTCTGAACGTAAACAGGACGGTTTGAGCCATCAATGAGACCCATGATCGCGCCCCATTGCTCTGGCGAAACGACAACGTTTGTAGCGAAGCCAAGGGTGTTGGTGTACACCGACACGGCTGCATCGCTGATGAAGTCGAGAAGGTTGGCTGCCGACATAGTGCGGTTTCCACCATCGGTTGCACCGGCAACGACAGCAGTACCAACTGCTGCGTTTGTTGCCTTGGCGTATGCGAATTGCATCTGGCGCGCAAGTTCAGCAAAGAAGGCTGGCGAACTGCGGTCAAGCAACTCTACGCTGAACGATTGCTGGCCTGCGTACTTCTTGACTGTAACGCTAAGGAAAGAAACGTTCTGATCTGTGTCGGATGGTGATGCGCCTTCTGCTGTCTCAGCGACCGTTGGTGCTTGAGTCAGTTTTGGAATTTCAAAGGTCATACCAGCATCAGGCAAAGTGCCGCGACTGATTGCATCGATGAATGGACGGTCAGCGTTGCTGAGTGGGTTGATAACTTCCGACAACTGACGTGTTGGAATCAAGCCAGCGTTGTCGGTGGTATCTGCTGCTGCTGCGAGCCATTGACGGGCTGAATCATCGCCCATGGATGCACGGACGGTGTTCTCAAGGTATGCACCCGGAGTAACGTCAATGCGTGGCTTCGCGTATGCAACGGCAGCGGTGATTGTTGGACGTGAGGCCTCTACTGGAGTTTCGACTGCCTCAGGCGCAACGGTCTCAGGGGTGGTGTTCTCCACTTGAGATGCCTCGCTTTCATTGTTGTTTTCTTCAACTGCATCCACCTCGGATGCAGCAACCTCAAGCACCTCAGCCGACTTGAATGCCGGATTCGATACGAGAGAAACTTCTTCAAGTCGTGCGCTGATAATTTCTAGCGTGTTGCCAACTTGCTTGCTGTCGAGTACTTCGACACCTACGGAAAGACCAGAGCGCAAATCTTCGGATGCCTCAATCAATGCATCATTGCCACGGCTGGTCGCAGAAACCTTGAAAGTCGCATAGAGCGCATCGTCTTGCGCCATGATTGACTGAGCGCGACCGAGTGGCTTCTTTGAGTCATGCTCAAGTAGAAACTTGACCTTCTTGGCATCATCCCATTGCACAGAGCCAGAGCGAAACTTGACCCGGCCAACATTGGTGTAACCAATCTCGTTGTTGAACGGCAAAATCTTGCCAGAGATAAGGCGGCGGCCTTCATCGGCCTGGATATCGGTTGCTGTGAATGTTAGTTTCATTCTGTTCCTCTTGGGCTTAGGTCTTCCATCTCTTGCGCTTCTTCGACAGTAATCAACCCCATCGAAATCATCTTTTCAATCGCTGTAAGTCGCGTGAGCGTGTCTGCTCGCAGGAATGTATCATCAACAGCAAAGCGAACGTAGTTTTGGGTGTTTGTTATATCGTCCATGCTCAGCCGTGATTCAACAGCCGTGATAAAGGGTTGCAAAGCAAGGCTGATGAGTTGCTTGCGCTCGTCTTGGACATTGGCGTAGGTCATCGAGTTATTCTCATCAGCCGAGAGATAGTAAGCCGGGATGTTGCAAAGCCGGGCGATCTGTGTCGTGACTTGAGTGATGAGATCTGCATAGCCCATGTCCTTGGGTGAGAATGACGTGGGCATATAGTC